CTGTTAAATTAAATTTTAACAAATTTTAACATATTTTTTTATAAAAAAGTTTGGATATATGTAACTATATATTGTATATTTGTACCAACAAAACAAAGAAACAATGTTACACGCAAACGAAAGATTAACACAAAGAGTTTTAAACGTAGATACTTTAGACGTAGTAAAAGAAACTACTACAGCTAACTATACTAAAGTAGGTGAGTATAAAGTAACTGACTTAATTAAGAGACAAATCTCCGACAAAGTAGAGCAAATCAGAAACAAAGATTTCGGGAATAGAGACTACGGAGTATTAATACACAACTTTGGTAAAGTAGTTAGCCTTCACGATTCACAAGGTGAGTCAAATGGAGATTCATTATACGCTATAGTTAGAAACAATGATATATTTACTATCTGCTTTGTTAAGTCTTATACAGGCTTTGGCTCTTTAGATGCTAAACTTAGAGTAGACGGAATAGTAAAGAAATTAAAAAACTTCAAAAAAAGATAAAAAAAGTTTGCAGGTATTAAAATAAGTGTTATATTTGCATAGTAAAAAAACAACAAAATGGAAACTTACGAAGTAATAATTGAAAATCACGAAGACGAAAACGGTTTATTTTACGTCTATAACAATGAAACTAAAAAAATAGTTAGTAAGGGGTATAAGTATAGTAGATACGCCTGTAACCTTCAAAATAAATTAGAGTTAGGATATTAAAACAACAAAACAATGAGAACTAAATTTTTAAAATACACAATACTAATAACGCTACTAATATTAACAGTGGATTCTTTAACCGCTCAAAACGATTGGAACGGCCTTAGCGTATATTCACCACAATACACTAAGCACTTTGTAGGGAATCCAACTTACAACGTAAACGGATTACTAGGCTCTGAAGGTGGTAATAACGGAATAGCTTTGACTTATAGCTCCAATAAGATACACTGCTCAGGAGGCTTAATTAAAAACTCTTACGGAGATTGGTCTAAATTTGCTACTATAGGAATCACTATCGTAGAAAACAGAAAGAATCAACTATCTTTTAACATAGGATTCGCTGACAATTACGATGCTTCTTACGAGGTGCAAGAGAATAGAGACGCTTTAGAGAGCTTCTTGCCCAAGTTCATCACAAATAACAACATTATGCCTGTAGCCCTATTAACGTACAAGAGAGAGCTTCTAAATGTGTATGGTGCTAAAGTAGGGCTTCAAATAAATGTAACTCCTATATATGTTAACACAGGATTATTTGTAAAATTATAACAAAAAAAACTTGCATACGTCATTTATTTTTCGTATGTTTGCACAATAACAAAAAACCCTTAAAAATGTTAACAACACAACAGCTCAAAGAAAGAGCATTAAATAAGATTGATTCTAGATTGTTTTTTGCAGTCAAAGACCTTCAGAGAAATGAGTTAGAAATGGACGGAGTAATCCCGACCAAAATGAGTTATGATGACTTAAACAATGTCAAATTCTCCTACGAGTGTGAGGTTGATGTTCTTAGATTCATAAAGACAGCAATAGAATCATACAAAGAGACTGAGATAGATGAGTCTCAAATGGACCTAGAAGATTTAATTAACGAAATGACTAAAAGATAATGGCTAAACAACAAGCAATAACTACAAAGATAGACAGAGTAAAAAGAAAGCGTAAAGGAGTACACTCTAAAAACGCATCTAAAGGACAAAACGGCTATAAGAAAGTATATAGAGGCCAAGGAAAATAAATTAAAAAAAGTTTGCATATATGAATTATTTTTCGTATGTTTGCACTTCAAAATAAAAACCCTATGACATTACAAGAAAAATTAAGCAAAATCCAAGTAGAGCTAAAAGTAGCTAAAACTAAAACTAATAAGTTCGGAGGATATAAATTCCGTTCTGCAGAGGACATCTTAGAAGCTTTAAAGCCTATTAATGACAAATACGGTGTTTACTTTCTAATCCGTGAGGATTTAATCGGTGACGCTGTAATTAAAAGCGAGGCTACAATCTTTGACCTAGAAGGCAACTCAATCAGCTCAGCTGCTATTGTAGGAGTCGACTTAGCTCAGAAAGGAATGGCAACAGCTCAACAGTATGGTTCAGCAAGTTCTTACGGTAAAAAGTACGCTCTTGGGAATCTATTATTAATTGACGATACAGCAGACGCTGACGCCACTAACACTCACGGTAAACAACCAAAAGGAAAACCTAGCTTAAATGCTAACACTCCTGAATTTTTAAAGGCTGTTGAGTACGTAAAAGGCGGTGGTGATATGTCTGCTATAGAATCAAAATATAACGTAGGTGCTGACGTTAAAAAGCAATTAGCACAAAAATTAGTATAATAAAAACCCTTAATATAAATAAAAATGGCAAGTATTTTAACAATCGGAATAAACAAAGACAAAATCCAATTCAACTCAAAAGGTTGGGCTAACGTCACGGTAGTAGTAAATGATGAGACTAACCAATACGGTCAAAATGTTTCAGCATCTATGAACCAAACAAAAGAGCAAAGAGAAGCTAAAGAAGCTAAAAACTACATCGGCAACGGAAAAGTAGTTTGGACTTCTGACGGAACTATCTCAAAAGCTGATTTTGTTGAGTCAGGAACAGTAGCCTCTGAGCAGTCTACAGCAGGTCGTGAGACTCCTGATTTACCTTTCTAAGTAACCCCCACAAACAAAAGCGCCTTAATTAACTCTAAATTATATAACTATGATTGCATCCATTCAAGACCTTAAAGAAAAAGTACTAGACATTAAATACGACAGAATCGAGCAAGGTTTGGGACTTGGTATCAATGAGGTTGATGAATGGTTAAGATTTAAAAGAGGTGCTTTTAATATTTGTGTAGGACACGCAAATACAGGTAAAACAACAGTAATTCTATACTTAATGATGGCGTATGCTTTGAAGCACAATCTACGTTGGTTAATTTTCTCATCAGAAAATACCGACTACTCAATCGCTAGAAAACTTATAGAGTTCAAAACTGCCACACCTGTTCAACAATTACCTGACGCTGTTATCGATGAGGAGCTGCAATGGATTAACGAACACTTTAAAATTATCACAGTAAACAAAATTTACACGGCTAGGACTCTAATGTCAGAAGCCACTAAGATAAAAGAAGTATTTGATTATGACGGCTTATTTGTAGACCCTTATAACTCACTCGCAAAAGACGCTCAATTACTTAGAAGCGTTGGAGGCCACGAATACGACTATCAAATAGCATCAGAGATGCGCTTATTTTGTAAAGAGCATAATGTATCAATGTGGTTGAATTGCCACGCTGTAACAGAAGCTCTAAGACGTAAGCATCCAAGCGGTCACGAATTCGAAGGTTTACCAATGCCTCCTAGTATGGCAGACGTTGAAGGCGGTGGAAAATGGGGNAANCGAGCAGATGACGTAGTATCAGTACATAGGTACACGCAGCACCCTGAGAGGTGGATGTATTCAGATATTCACGTCACTAAGGTTAAAGAGACAGAGACAGGAGGACGTCCTACACCATTCGAGCAGCCTATCAGCTTAAGAATGATGCCTGCAAATTGTCAGTTTACCGTCGCGGGTATGGACTTAATAGCAGCAGATAAAAAAGATTACACAACTTTAAAATTTTAAACAATGATAATAACAGCAGTATTATTACTAGGACTTATAGCTATCCACATATGGCTAACTAATAAAAATAAATCTATTGAAGTAGCTTTGTTTTATGGTATCTTCTTTGGATTCGCTTTTAGTAGCAATCAGGATGAGACAGCTATAGTTAGAAACTTTCAAATAGCTCTAGGATTTATAACTATTAATATCAGCACCTATGAATACAAATAAGGCTATAGAGTTACTGTCAGTTCATCACTCTGAGTTTATTACTATGACTAAAGCGATAGCAGGTAATAACTTTGAAGTGAGAAACTACGCAGAGGACTACGTTCAGGACGCTTATATTAAGCTAATGAAGTATGATGACTTATATGATAAAATCATAGTAGGTGACAAAGCCTCAAAAGGTTATATGTTTTTCACGGTTCGCTCTATAGTTTTAAATGAGCTTAAGAGAGTCAAGAAGTGCAGATATAACTTCATAGGTGATGAGTACGATATGGAAGAGAAGTTTATGCTAGAGGACAAAGGAGTCGACCCTCAGAAGTTCCAAGAGGAGGCTATAGAGTCTATGATGTATGAAGTACTGAAGGATTCAGTTGAGTGGTTTGATTATGAGTTATTTAGAACGTATCTAAAGACAGGAAAATCATTCAGAGTTTTAGCTGATGAGTCAGGATTAGGTATTCAGACTATCTACCTATCAATAAAAAAGAGTAAATTAATCATTGCCGAAAAGCTATACGAGGATTATATAGATTTTAAAAACGGTGAACTTTAAATAAATAACAATGGAAAACTTAAACGACAGAATATTTGAATTACACGCAGAAGGATTATCTGCAGGTAAAATCGCTCAAAAAGTAAAAGTAAAGAAAGCAGTAGTTACTGAGATTTTAGGTACTGCAGCTAATAAAGGCTTAGGAGACGTTATAGAGACTGTGACAGAGGCTACAGGAATTAAGGCAGTAGTAGAAGCTTTAACTGACGATTGTGGCTGCGCGGCCCGTAAAGAGTCTCTAAACAAGCTATTCCCTAACAGAAAGCTAAACGATTTGTCTATTGAAGATAATGAGTATTTGACCGCCTTTTTTGCCCTTAAACAAGGATTCGTAAACAGACCTCAACAAGTTGAGCTTGTAGCTATATACAACAGAATCTTTAACGCTAAGAGAGAGGTTTCTAACTGTTCGCCTTGCGTTGCAGGTATGCTAAGAGAGTTGAAGGAAATATACGTTTCAGCTAATGGTTAAGGAGTTAAATACTAAGAAGCTCTTTAAAATGCCATTAAGAGCTTTGTATGATGTCGCAGACCAAATGGCTACTAAACTCCAATGGTTACATAGTACAGGAGTTCAGGAGTCAAATCCTGAAAAGTATAAAAGATTATGCTTAGAACTGTATCACGTTAGCCAAGTTATAGAAGAAAAGGAGAAGTTGAAGGAAAATAAAAAGTATAAATATTAATAAAAGTTTGGTGGTGTGAATATAATTTCGTATGTTTGCACCACTTAACAATAAAAAACAATATAAATATGTCAGATTTCAGACCACGTCTCTCGGGACAAAAGAAGATTAACTTTGAATTTTTTAATCAAAAAGAAAGTAGAGTACTAGTTATCGGTGATTTACACGCGCCTTTTGACTTAGATGAGTACTTTGACCATTGTGTACAAACTTACGAGCGTTACAACTGTAATAAAGTAGTATTTATTGGAGATGTAATTGACAATCATTACTCATCATACCACGAGACAGACGCTAACGGAATGGGAGGCTCTCAAGAGCTAGACCTAGCTATTAAGCGTTTAGAGCGTTGGTATCACCGCTTCCCTGATGCAGATGTTACTATTGGTAATCACGATAGAATCATTATGCGTAAAGCTCAGAGTTCATCTGTCCCTATGCAATGGGTTAAGGAATACAAAGAAGTACTTAATACGCCACAATGGAGATTTGTTACTTCTGTAGATATTGACGGAGTACACTACATTCACGGTGAGGCAGGTACTGCTAAGACTAAGGCTCGTTCTGATATGCGTTCAACTGTTCAGGGTCACTTACACACTCAAGCTTACACTGAGTACTTTGTAGGAGCTAATACTAGAATCTTTGGCTGTCAAGTAGGTTGCGGTATTGATTTCAGCTCTTACGCTATGGCATACGCCAAGGCAGGTAAAAAACCCGCTATTGGTTGCGCAGTAGTAATCGGAGGACGTACAGCTATTAACGAATTAATGGTACTGTAATGGACTTTATATTAGGAATAAGCTGTTTATTAATACAAACGCAGATTACTAGCTTAATTATAGTAATATGTAAACGCTATCCTGATGCTATTTTAGGTATGGCGGGAGCTATGTTCTTTATAGACGCTGTAATCGTCTTAGGATGGAGCTTCTGCTTAAAGCCTTATACTAATGACCTCAATTTATTTGTTGGTGGTATCGGGCTTTCTATAGTGTCATCGTTAGTAGACAAAGTTAGAAGATTTATTAAAATGCAAAATGAACTAGATTAATGAGATTAAACTTAACGCCAATAGAGGGGGCAGAAGTATTAGAGGAATTGTTTACACCTGCATCAAATGAAAAGACTACAGCTCAGAAACGTAAAGATACGCCTGTATTCAGCGGAGTATTAAAGTACTTCCCCGATGCTCTTAAAGAGGTAGCTAAATGCTCTAAAGCAGGTAATGACCAACACAATCCCGATAAGCCTTTATTTTGGGATAGAAGTAAGTCAGGTGATGAACTAGACGCTTTAACGCGTCATTTAATTGACCACAGCGTTGACCCTGTAGATACTGACGGAGTTCTGCACCTAGCAAAAGTCGCTTGGCGTAGCTTAGCAGCACTTCAAAAGCACCTAGAAGGTCAAGAAATATAAATTATTTCACAAACCCCTAATCAGTTAAGGCTCTCATTATGAGGGCTTTAGCTTTTTATAAATGTTAAAGTTTGTTAAAATATAAAAAAAAGTAAAAAAAAGTTTGGTAGTTACTTTTATTATGTTGTATATTTGTAGTGTCAATAAGGCATAACAATAAAGCAAAACAAAATGTACAAATTAAACTTAAATACAGAGCAGCTAATAATACTTCAGGATTTAGTATCTAAGGAGAGGTTTCTAATCGACGAGAATAACAAAATAGAACTAGCTAATATTGTAGGTATGAATGAGATGTTTAAAGACCTACTATTTAATAATTAAAACAAAATGAAAGAACAATTAACAGAAACTCAGGAGCTTTGGTTAGAAAAAATGACAGCCGACTACGGAATGACTAGAGACCAAGCAATTAACTACTTATACCATAACGCTTAAAACTAAAAAAAATGAACTACCAAGTACAACAATTAATAGAAGACGCTTACGCATCACAAGATTTTGAATATAATAACCTTTTAAACAATTATTAAAAATGAATACATTACTAAAATACAGAAGACTAAACAGGAAAAGAGCAGGATTCTCTCATCGTAAAGGGTGGTATATCGTAGACGCATTAATGGCTCTATTTGCCGTATCATTGGCTCAGTTTCTTATATACTCTATTATATACGGACTATAATGAAAGACACGATTAAATTTGTAACTAAATTAGCTATATTAACAGCAGCAGCATTAACCTTTGAATATTTAAATAAATGA